AATAAAACAGACGATCAAAAGAAAAGATCATTAATATCTGCTGCAAGATGGATTGATACTTTAGTTTTTTATGGAGATAGATGTGATGATGGACAGGCATTGAAGTTTCCAAGAAATAATTATCAGGTAGATGGTGTTGAACTAGCTTGTTCTAAAATCCCTAATCCAATAAAATATGCACAGTATGAACTAGCCAGGGCATTGGCAAATGATACCGATGCTATTACAGGAACTACTGGAAAAGATGGAAACTTTGAAGAAGTAAAACTAGGAGATATTCAAGTTAAATACAACACTGCAAGTCAGGGAACAGGATCTATAAATAATATTTTAGATGTTTACCCTTGGTTACAAAGTTATCTTGGAGCGTATATGCTAGGTGGAGCAGGA